AGGCCCACGTCATCGATGGCGATGCCGGCAAGCGTTGCCGGGAAGTTGTCCAGCGGCACGTCGCGGAGCGCGTCAAGCGATACGGTCTGCGTCTCAGTAGACACTGTTTTCTGGCGCTCTGCGGATCTGCAGGTCGTTGCTGCCGAACCGCTGCTTGTCGCTGTCGCGGTCTATCTCGGCGAGGCATCGGGTAAACTGCGCGTCGTGGTAGACGCTACGCTGCTCGTCCTGTAAAAAATCAAACGCCTGCTTTAGCGTGCCGTGCAGGTAAGCGTCGCCGTGGCGGGTCAGCAGCGTGTTTGTCGTGTTGCTGTCCGACAGCTCGTCGAGACCCTCGTTGTAGACGATTTCAAGTGTCGTCGTGCCGGTCGGCGGTGCATACAGCTCAAGGTCGTTGGCGGTGATGCTGTATTGCTCGACTTTACTAGGCGTGCTGCCGTCGCGTTTGCGTACGTCTAGCTGCGCTGGCGTGAGGTACTGCAGCGCAACGCGCGTGCCGTCAGCAGCAATCGTTGCGACCTCACGGATGCTGCGCAGGTCGGTTGGCAGCGATACGAACTGCTGGTTCGCGATAGCCGTGGCGCGCGCGACGCGTTCTAACAAAGCGATGTCTAGCTCTCGGGACATGCGTTGTTCCGCCAAGCTAATAAACGTCTTGATTTGCGTGGTCAGGTCATCTCGCGCAAGAAAGTCTGCAACGAAAGACTGCAGGGTCGCATACGTGTTCACAGGCTGCCCTCCGAAGTGCGGAAGACGCGGTTGTCCGCGTCATTTAACCAGCGCTTCCACCAAGTGGGATTCTGTTGAGGCGTGCCGTGTTTGCCGACGAGGTCGTAGTAGAGCGTCGCGGGTATGTCGGCGACTTCTTTTAGGTGCGCTTGCGTGTTGCCAATCAGCGAGCCCTTTTGGTCCGCGTTACGCTGCACGCGGTTTTTGTCGATCAGTTTGTCCGCTTTTTGGATCGTAAAAATGTCCGTGACGCACCCATGCTTGTCTTGCTGGATTAGCGTCTCGCGGTTGCCGGACTTTGTAACGCGGCGCAGGGTCATAGCTGCACTCCCAGAGTGGGCCGGGGCGACGCGGTGGCCGCCCCGGTTACTATTAGTTCAGGGCATAAACCACGCCGTGTGCTTTTGGCGCGTTTACAACCAGACCAAACTCACAGACGATGAAACCTCTGGTAGAATCACCTTCTTTGGCAAGATCCTGTGCCGCGAAGTTACGGCCCGGGAGGGTTGCCAGCTCGGCGTAGTCAGTGTCGATGGCGTAAATACGCTCCGAAGGACAGAAGGTGTCTACGGTAGTGGTAAGCGTTCCGAAGTCGCTTACAAAGACCGTGACGCTGCCCGTCATAGTGGCGTCGCCTGCCGAAGACATCTGCACTTCGTTGTTAAGCACGCTAGTGCCTTGGCCCGAAATAGCAGCTGCGGAAAACGCGACTTTTTGCTTCGGCGACATGACCAGCAAGTTTGGCTGGCCGCCGTCTTCGCGACATGCCTGCAGAACATCGTTCAGCTGGCTGATTGCAAAAGCGCGAGGAGTACCAAAGTCGTCAGCAATGCCGTCCCCACCGGTGTCTTCAGTTGCGTTAGTAATTGGAAGATTGTTGCCGTCTGCGGTAAACGAGCCGTTTGCAGTATGAGACGCGCCGAAGCTGTTGTTGCTGATCCACGATGGCAGCGCGCCGGTCTTCCGAGTACCGGACGAAACCTCGGCTTGGTCGGTCATCAGAGTAAATTCTACGTCACGGCGAACTTCGATGCCGCGCAGCAGCTTGTTGTAGTTTGACTCTTTCTCGCGGCCTGCAGCGTCGATAGCGTCCATCGTGTCAGAAACGCTGTACGCCTTAATCGCGATCTGCATCGTGTTCTGATGGCGAGTAGTCGGAGTGTCGATAAAGGTCGACACGGCCGCGCCTTCAGCGTTTGCATTGACTGCAGCGGCGGAAAGCTCCTGAACTTGCCAGTCATAGTTGATCGCGTTTTTGGTGACTTTGCGGAGGTTAGAAACGAGAGGAGTAGTGTCTGGGTCGATACGATAAATCACATCGGACAAGTCTTCTTTCTGGCCGATTGCGTTTGCGGTAGTTACCTGTGCCATGGTGGCTGATCCTTGTGGTTAGCTCCGGCGAGCCATCAGGACTCCCAAAGCGTCATCAATTTTCCCAGTCCGATTAAGCTTTGACAGCGCCTCGCGTTGACGGCGCGCTTGAGTCGGCTCTTTCGCGACTGGAGCTTTTGGTTTGACCATCCGCGGCGCGGTTCGTTTTTGCTTCACTTGCTGCGTGCCTGTTTGTTGCTTGTCGTAAAGCCACGCTTTACGCAGCACCGGCAAAAACCGTGCGTCGCTGATCGAGTTTATTTCGTCCGTGGTAAAACCCGACGCCAAGGCAGTCTGCACGATGCCTTCACGCTCGCGATCTAACACGTCTGGATCAGACCATTCTGGCATCAGCTCCAGCGCTAGGCGTGCTTGGTTTGCTACAACCTGCTGGTGAGCTTCATGCTGCTGCTGCTGGATTTCTGCTAGCTTGGTTTGCCGCAGTTCCTGTAGCTTCTTGATCTGGAGCAGTGCTTGCGGATCTTCGGCCGACAACTGGGCTTCTTGCTCATCGGTGAGCTGGCTCGCTGCTTGTACGGCTTGCAGCTCCTCTTGCATCGCCATCAACTGTTGTTGGTAGGCTTGCAATTGCACGTTGGCTGCGTCGCGGGCTTCATTCGCTTCGCGGGCCTTGGTAGAGGCCTCAATGAAACGACGTTCCGCTGCCTCTTGTTTTTGCAGGTTTCCGAGCGCTTCGTCAAGAGGTAGAAAGACGTCTTGCTTATCCACGCGGACCCTGACCTGCCACGTTCCGTCTTCCGCTTGCTGCAGGCGTTCGGGCAGTTCGACGTAGTCTGGGTCTACTGCAGGCTCATCGTCTGGTGCCTCTGCTTCAGCCGTAGTTTCTTCGGCTGGTTCCGCAGCCTCCACGTCCGGCGCAGGTTCCTCTGCTGGCGTATCTTGCGCCACTTCATTCTGTTCGACTTCCTCAGTAGGCGCGGGCTGTTCGGCCGGTGCTGGGTCGGCATCAGCGGGCGTGGCTCCAGCGCGGATTAAGTCCATTGCTGCTTCGATTGATAAGGGGGTGTCGGTCGCCATTTTCACGGTTTCCCTGTTTGCTCATGGTCAAATTTAGCTATGCGGTTCTCGAGTTTGCGGCGGATGAGTCGAAACGCAGCCGCCTCGTAATACGCCTCGCGGCGTGTTTCATCGTCGCCCGGTTCGGACGACTCAAACTTTGTGATGGCTTGGTCGCGCATGGTGCGCTCGAGGTGCTGAAAAAACGTGTCGCCTAGTAGCGCTTGCGCTTTCGCTACGAACTCGCGCTCGTTCATACAGCGCCCGGAATGTTGGTTGAAACAGCGCCGTCACCCAGCGCGAGTTTTGCTCGGCGAAGCTCAAGCTCGACCGCCATTTCCTGCTGTTTAAGCGCAAGCTCGGCCTCAAGTTTTTCACGCTCTAGCGCAATGTCTGCCTGCATACGTTCTCGGCGAAGCTGAAGGTCGGCGTCGAACTCGATCCGCTTCTGCATGACCTCTGGGTCTTCCTGCGGCGGCTGCTGCGCCTGCATCTGGCGGAACTGCGCTAGCTGCTCTGGCGTGGCAAACATTGAGTCGGCGTCTTTGATGCCGTTCATTGCCGCTAGCCGCTTTACGGTCGCAAGGTACTGCTCGACAGAAACCACCGGGTTATTGAGGCCCAGCTCCTGCAAGATGTCACGCTGGATCGAAGCTACCTGCTGCAGCGCTACAGTGCGCTCGGCGTCGCGGCCGCTGCCAAGGCCCACGTCAATGTCGACATCGAAGTCCACGTCAATGCTGGCCGGGTCGATGTTGACGAACATGTCGCCGCCGACGCGCACAGCCTGTGGGCCGGCGAGGTGTTTAACGGCTAGCGATAGCAGCAACTGCGCCAGCGGTCGCAGTCCGGTTTCGGCAAGCGTTCGCGCAATCATCATCGTTTTTGCCTGCCCACCTTGGATCGCAGCGTTTACGCCGGCGGCGGTAGTGGACTGCAGTGCGTCGGGATCAAGGTGCAACTGCTTGTTTCCCGTACGCTGGTCGCGAACTTCGTCCATGTAGTTGAGGATGGCCATTCCCTGCGGGCCAAGCATCGGCACCGGCAGCGGCTGCACCATGCCCGGGGCGTCCATACGGACGATCCCGCCGGGGCGCGACTGCAGCAGGTCATCGAGGTTCACGCGACCTTCAGTAACGGCGACGCGCTGGTCGTTTTGCAGGTACAAGTTGTCCAGCAGGCCGCGGAGCGCGACGGACTTAATCCGCTGGATGTCCGTAACCATTTCGGCAACGCTTCGGCCAATAAGACGGTGCGGCATGCGGATCGGCGAAGCCACCACAAACGGGCTGCGGTCCACAGGCTCGACGTCCACAACAAAGTTGTCCTGCCCGATGGCCAGAACCCGGTGCATGGTCGCGATGCCGGTTTCGTGCATGTCGAGCGCGATGTACGCTTCGACGACACGGACCAGTTCGTTTTCGCGCGTGCCGTAGTGGGTCGTGCGGCCGCCGTCGATTTCTTCGTGCCGCGACTGTGTTTCTTCTTCGTCCCAGCCTTCGCCGAGACCGGTGCGTTCTTCGACTTCGTCGCGGTCGTAGCCTTGAGCCACAAGCTCGCCGACAGTCATGTAGGTGCGCTGCGCGAGGAACGTGGCGTCCTCTACGCTGGTCGCCATGCTGTTAAACAGGAAGTCTTCGGGCGCGACGCCGACTACTTTGATGCCGCTGTTGCGCTTGGCGCGGCGTAGCTCTACGTCGAACAACTCAAACAGCGGCGGCTCTTCGTCGGTCGCTACTGACACGGCTTCCAGCACTTCAACGTCCGGCTCGTTTGTCAGCGCCTCTACGTCTAGCTCCGTCAGTCCCTCGTAGCGTTCGTTTGTGTAGGTAACTTCGGTGTCAAAGCCACAGCGCAGCACGCCGGCTTTATAGAGCAGCGCGTCTTTGACGAAGTCGTGCAGCAACCCATAGGGCTGTGCCTGTGACTGAAATATTGAGTTGACCAGCATTGTTGCCGCTTCGGCTTTCTGCTGGTCTTCCGGGTGGCGCGGCAGGAACTTCACGATGTTCCCGCTACGCATGAAGATCTCCATCAGCGCCGGCATCATATGCTCAATGGTGTCGGCTACTTCCGTCGCGATGACAGACGACTTTCCTTCCGGGACGCTGTTGAACGGCTTGCCCAGATAAAAGTCGGTCGCTTCAATACGGTCCGCGGAAAGCTGGCTGTCTGAATAGCCAACTGCCGCGTCCACTTCGGCTGACAGCAGGTCGCTGATCTGATCCCGGTCTAGCATTAGCTGCAGTATTTCCCGTTCTTCATTTTGCCGCCTTTGCGGCTTTTGCCGTAACCCTTCATGTCAACAACTCCATTTTTTTCGTGACCAATAATTTGCGGAGAACCTATCGTTAGTTCCTTTGATGCCGCCGGAGCGCGCGCAGTAGCTGGCCCTGCGAGCCGGCTGATCCTTCTTGATGCTCATGTTCGGGTCGCCGAACCGCACCAGCTTGACCTTGTCGCCTTTCTTCGCAAGCACGGCGAATTTCTTAGACGAGCCGGCTTCGCCACGGCGGGGTTTGTTGTACCCAGAAAAAGTCATGCCACGGTATTTGATCGCCATATGCTACACGTATTGTTGCGCGTTTCCGTAATCAATGTTTTTACCATAACTAGCTCTCCTTGCGCTACCCGCCTTAGCTGCCGTGGAGGCAAACGTCAGCATCAACGCGTCCGCAAGGTCGGGACTGCGCAGGCCGCGTTTTTTAAGCTCGTCTTTTGATTCGACCTTCAGCTTGCCGTTTGACTGGAATTTAAACCGTGGCGCTACCAGCTCGGCTTTGAGCGTATCGTCGGCCGGCATGGCGCAGTCCCGGGACTCAAGCCACTCGCGGCAGTTAAACCATAGCTCGTCGCGCAAGCGCAGGTACTTGCCAGACAGCGCAGCGGATTCAGACACGTTGACGCCGCGTATGGTGCAAAAATCCATTTCACGCAGCCGGTCAACTACGCCGGCACCGAGGCCGATGACGTCGACAAGTATTTCCGCAGGGCGGTCATCGTAGGCGCAGGCGTCATACTCTTCGAGGATGATCCCGCAGACCTGCATGAGGTCTTTCCCTTGCCACGACTTGATCGGCTCAATGAGCTGGTTCGCGCGACGCTTTGCCAGCGCTGTCCGGTCCGACCCAAACCGCGCTACGTCTAGCCCCCACACCGGGCTGGCCCCTTGCAGCGGTTCTACGTCGCGGTCGATAGCGGCTTCGACAAGATGCAGCGGAATGATCGTGTCGTCGTCGGCTTCAGGAAACTCACCAAGTACTCTCACACGAAATTGATTAGAATCCGAACCATATTGATCGCGCATTTCCTCGACGAAGTCGGGGCGCACGGTTTCCGCTTCGGCGCAGCTCACTTTCATCGTACTCCACCGGTCGGCGTTTTTATGGAACGCGTCGAAGAAGTACCCAGAAGTCCGGGTCGGGTTGCCACACATGACAATCTTAGCGCCCGGGGTAGACAGCGCGCCTTGGCCGACTTCAAAGATGATGTCCGGGATGCCGCTGGCCTCATCAAGCAAAAACAACATGTTGGTGGAGTGGAAGCCCTGCAACGCTTCCGGCTGGTCGCGCCGCGACGTTCTCGCTACCGCAAACGAGTCCTGCCCACCGCGGAGCGTTATCTTGTCGGCACGAAACTCTAGTTGTTCCTTAAACGCTGGATGCAACTGCCGAGCCCATTTCTGGATTTCCGGCCATAGTACGTCACCCAGCTGGCTGGCGGTGTTTGCGGTGCAGGCCGCTTTACACGGATAGCGTGTACAAAGCCAATGGATTACGACCCACGAAAGGAAAGCCGTCTTGCCGACCCCATGCCCACTACGGATAGCGACGCGGTCGTTGTCACGAATGAGTTCTAGCGCCTCCTGCTGCCAGCGCTGGGGGGTCACGCCGATGATTGTACGCACAAACAGCCCCGGATCGTCGCGGAGCTTCAGTAGCGTTTTCTGTTCGGCGGTTAGCTCATTCATCGACCAGTTCCGCGGTTTCGCCTGTGAAGTCTTCCCAGCGCTTGATGATCACGTCGCAGTATTTTGGATCGAGGTCCATCAGGCGCGCCGACCGCCCGGTCTTTTCGCAGGCTATAAGCGTGCTGCCGGACCCGCCGAAGCTGTCGATCACAACGTCGCCGGCTTTGCTGCTGTTGTTTAGCGCGCGCTCTAGCAGCTCGACCGGCTTTTGCGTCGGGTGGACGTACTCGCTGGTGGCACCCCGGGACAGCGACCAGATGTCAGACTCGGCTTTACCGCCGCGCCAGTCGTCGCCCTTGCAGTAGAACATAAACTCATGCTGCGGCCGGTAGTGCGCGTTCCCCAGCCCGATAGACCGCTTATCCCACACAATGCAGTTCGCGACTTTTAGGCCGGCACCGTTCAGCGCGGATTCAAACTCCGCGTAGGTGCGCCACGTAAAGCACACGTAAGCCGCTGCGCCGGGTTTTGACGCCGCTACTGCGCATTGCGTCGCGTCCCGCACAAGTTGCACAAGATCGTCACCTTGCGCGTCGTCGTTTTTGATCATGCCGTGCGCTTTTACCCGCGCGCCTTTTGGCGACGACCCGGCGGCACGACCGCCACCGTAGGACATACCGTACGGCGGGTCGGTTACGATCAGATCCGCTAGCTGCCCGCCCATCAGCCGGTCGGCCGCGTCGATAGACGTAGCGTCGCCGCACAGCAGCCGGTGCTTGCCCAGCTGCCACAGGTCGCCCGGTTGCGTTTTCGGTTCGGCCGGGGCGTCCGGGACGGCGTCTTCGTCGGTTAGGCCACCTTGGGCAGGAGCCGCGAGCATAGCGTCGATTTCTTTCGGGTCGAACCCGGTTAGGTCGAGGTCAAACCCAAGGTCTTGCAGTTCGGCAAATTCGACCCGCAGCATGTCGTCGTCCCAGCCGGCGTTGAGCGCGAGCCGGTTGTCGGCAATCACGTATGCGCGGCGCTGCGCTTCGGTCAGGTGCGTCAGCCGCAGGCACGGGACGGCCGCAAGGTCGAGCTTGCGCGCCGCCATAACGCGGCCGTGGCCGGCGATGATGCCGTTGTCTTCGTCAATTAGTATCGGGTTAGTAAAGCCGAACTCGCGGATGCTGGCGGCGATCTGCGCTACCTGCGCGTCGTTATGGGTGCGGCTGTTGCGGGCGTACGGCACAAGGTCGGCCGTCGCAAGAGTCTCAATCGCAGTCGGGAGCGTTACGTTTGTCATGCTGTAATGTCACCGGGGTGTTGGGCTGACCGCAGCGTTTACAGTCGTCGCCCCAGCGCCAGAACACGTTACACCGGACGCAGTG